CTGGAGCTCATGTAGCTAAACATAACTGGGAGAGTGTAGGTATTTGTTTAGTGGGTGGTATGGATGAAGATGGAGGACCAGAGAATAATTTTACTAACCAACAAATGGCAGCTCTTCATGATCTAATCAGAGTATTAATGATGATCTACCCTCAAGCTGAGGTAGTTGGTCATGCTGATTTAGATCCAGATAACAAACCTAATTGTCCAGGGTTTGATGTAGGTGAATGGTTTGCCGAAGAATTTATCGGACTAACAAATGAGAGCATCTAAAAAATATGAGTGTGTGCTTGTCATCTCAGACCTTCACATACCTTACCATCATCCAGAGAGTTTTGACTTTCTAAAAGCTATCAAAAAAAAATACAAAGATATAGATCTTGTAGTTAATATTGGAGATGAGTTGGACCAACATGCTTTGTCATTCCATGATACAGATCCAGATCTTCCCTCAGCTGGTGATGAATTACAAATCAGTAGAAACTATATAAAAGAATTAGAAAAGATGTATCCAGAGATGGTACTCTTACATAGTAATCACTCATCATTAATTTATAGAAGAGCTTTGAAACATGGTATGCCTAAAGCATATCTAAAATCTTATAATGATTTCTTAGATGTAGGACCTGGATGGGAATGGGTAGATGATCTAAATATAAAACTATCTAATGGCCAAGAATGTTTTATGACACATGGTATATCAGCTGATGGTTTGAAACTTGCCATGCAATATGGAAAACATGTAATCCAAGGACACTTTCATTCTAAGTTCAACATACAATATTTTTCTAATCCAGATAATTTAGTATGGTCTATGCAAGTAGGCTGCCTAACAAACCAACGCAGCATGGCCTTTAATTACTCAAGACAATTCAGACTAAGATTTATTATTGGATGTGGTATTATAATTAATGGATGGCCCAGGTTACTACCCATGGTCCTAGATCATAATGGTAAATGGATCGGTGAGTTAGTGTAGTGCCTAGATCTGTAACTATAAATAACAAGAAACATTTATTTATAAAATTAACCTGGTTAGATATTGTTGGATCTAGTTCTCTTTGTACTGATTATGAATTTGGTAAACTTAAATGTGCAACAATAATTACTGAGGCATATCTCTATGAAATTTTTGAAGATGATGGAGTAGAATGTGTAAGGACCTTTGCCTCCTATCAGAATGAAGATGATATTGGATATGGAGATTGTAATGTATATCCTATGTCAGTCTTTACAAAATCCTCGCAGAGAGCTATCAGAAAGGCTTGGAAACAGATGAGCAAGGGGTAACTACCAAAGAACCCTACATCTAAAAATTTGGGGTATATATGGCCCTTTAAATGCTATTTAATTACCAGTCTTATTCTCAATAGGTTCTTTTAGAAATATGTGCTCAACTCGTTCTCTATTCTTTCTCACCCATAACTCCTCAAAAGGTTTGACTTGGATTGTGGCAGTTTTGTGCAGCACCTCCAGGTCAATGTTATCAGCTGAATAGAACTTTTGAACTGGATCACCCTTCTCATTATACTTTTCATCAAAGGTGATTACGACTACATCATTCTCACCATCAAAGGCTTTGATCAGTTCCTTGACAAACCATTTTCTAAATTTACTTTTGTATGCTGTTGCCATTCAGTACCTCTATCCCTCTATATTTTCCAGTATGGATCTTGATGTATCCTCGTTGCTCTATGTTCCTCAAGATCCTCCAGATGTTTGAATGTACGCACCCTTGCTTACGAGCTATCTCTCGTATCGTAGGTGGTACCCTTTTTTGCTTTATATAACTATTTATAAAGTCAAATACTTTAAGCTGGTTTGGTGTTAGCATCATTTGGTTTTAGCTCCTCTATCTTACTTTTTATTTTATCTGCTATCATGTTCGCTTTACCTTTATCCATACCATACAACTTTTCAAAGTCTGATCTTACCTTATCCTTTAGCTGTAATATTTCGTGAACCTTCTCAGCACTCGTTAAGTCTGGAGCCTCGCAGATAATATCTACATTTTTAAGTAAGTTAAATTCAAACTTATCGGCCCATTCCTTGTCTTTGTTTTTAGTATTTATCTTTTGATTATCACCTTTCTCACTATCCTCTTCATCAGATATATCTAATAAGAAAAGTTTTAATAAAAGATACTTGTAAGCATAAGACATAGCTTTACCTGGTCCTTTGTCCTGGGTATCATTCCCATAACCAAAGTAATCTCCTACATCTATATGTTGTCCAGTTTCTATATCAACAACTCTTGCAGCCATAACACATCTTGTTTGATTGCCATCTTGCTCATGTGATTTGACATAAGGTATCAAAGTTAGCTTTGCTTTTTTCAGAGCTGGTCTTACTACCTCATTAACTGAATTATATGATAATGGTTTGTATTGTAATCCTCTCTTTGCATCTTTGATTACACTCCCACATTCATGTTGAACCTCAAATATTTTTTTGTAAATATTAGGTGTTAGCTTTTCCTTACTCATTTGTTTCCTCCCTCTACTGTAAACCTTCTATAGCTAGTGAACTCACCAGGTATGGTTACAGTTTTAGTTTTCTTTTTTTGATTTGTTGAATGTCTGATTGTGTAGTCATTAAACTTAACTACCTCATGACCTCCAACTATTTCTTTCATATACATTGATGCAGCATCTTTTCTTTTCTTTGCCTCTTTCTCATCAGCAGATGCAGATACAAATTGCTCAATCAAAATACCTAGCTTGTTATGTGTACTCATATCCTGGACCTCTTTAGATCCATTACTTGTATAAATTAAACTAGCCTCAACAGTATCAGCTGGTGGGTACCAGTAGTCATGGCCATTCTTAATACCATCAAACCTATCCCAAAAATCTTTACCAGCTTTTATAATTTCATCAATCATCTTATGATCTCTTTGATATATAAACCATTGTAGCTGCCAACCTTTTACAAACCTAACCAAGATACCATGTTCACATCCAGTAGTAAGCAGAGCTTGTTGGATCTGATACAAGTAAGCTGGATAAGGTTCATCCTCGGCAGCTCCAGAATAATTCTTACACTCTAAGACTACTTTGTTTTTAAGGATAAAAGTTTTCTTTGTATAATCTGAGAGTTCAAGAGTTCCTGGAGATATGTGTAACATACCATCTAAAGAGCTACCGAGCTTTCCATTTTCCAACTGATATAAGTGAGCTGTCTTTGGTACAGTCATCTTAACTTTAGTCTTATCGTTGCAATAAGATCCCACTTGGTCCATGAACATTTTTAAAATAACTGGTTCTAACATTCTACCAGCTACTACCTTTGGTTCGTTAGCTATGTCATTCACAGCCTCCTTCCCATCATACTCATTAAGAGCATCTTTCAAGATTTGGTTAGGTGTCTTGAAACTTTTTACTAAGAGGGAGCCAACAACACTCCCTCCTAGTTCTTTTCTTTTAAAAGATGTTTTCCTACCACTATCTACCATCAAACTCCCCCTCCAGGTACATAGTAATAGTAACAACTATCTACCAAAGCACATCCAACAATGACTAAGAAATAGATAGCAGCCAGGCATAGCAAGAAAGCTACACCCTCGGCCAAGAACAATAATGTTTCTTTTATGTTCATCTTGCTTATATATTTAGTATATAATTTGTTCATTAGCAACCCCTCTCAAGGACATTTTTTACTGTTGTAGGGTACCAAGATCTGTCCTTGTAAGTCTTAACACCTCTATTATTTAGAGCATCTGCAATACCCTGGAATGTTTTAATCCCAGAAAGTTTGATGCCTTCAATAATATCTTTAATATCTTTTGCGTACTTATCTGCATTAGCTTTGATTGTTGCATGACCTCTTACTCTTACCTCAGCTAAGTTAGTTAAGTTACCAAGATCTTTGCCCTCAGCTTTTAATCTTTGTAAAGCTGCCTTGGTCCTATTAGAGATATTAATTCTTTCCATTCTGTTTATAGCTACATGAAACCCAGCTATTGCATCATCCAAGTTAGGTGTATCTAAAACATCTAATTTAATTTTACCTTTGTTATCTTCTAGGAATTGTCCAACCTCATAGGTCC